AAGGCAAACTTGAAAAGGAAAGTAAGAAAAAAACGGTATAAACACACAGTTATTAATAAAAGAAAATATTACTTTTATAAAATAACTTGGAGCGATATCTTGGTCGACAGATCTCATAACTCAGCAGAGGAGTTTGACAAAATGAAACCTGCTGTTATGGTAACTCAGGCATATGTCTATAAAAAAACTAAAAATATACTTCTTACGTTTAGTTCATATGATACAAGCGACGAGGTCTTTTCTGATCGTAATGCTTTCCCTATTGGATGTATCGTTAAGCTCGAAAAAATCACTTTATGAGAATACAGCAAATAGATATTAATCTTGTAAAGCCATACTCAAACAATCCAAGAAAACTTACTCCTAAAGCTATTGAGAAAGTATCTCAGTCACTTAAAGAATTTGGTTTCAGGCAGCCGATAGTAGTTGATAGTAAAAATGTAATTGTAGTTGGACACACTAGATATCAAGCCTCTCGTAAATTAGGATATAAAACTATTCCTGTAACTATAATAGATAATTTAACACCTGAACAAGTAAACGCATATCGTATAGCTGATAATAGAACCAATGAAGAAGCTGAGTGGGATGATGAGTTATTAGCTTTAGAAATTAAAGACTTAGAAATGAAAGACTTTAATCTTGAACTTACAGGCATGGATAAACCTGAAATTGATGAAATACTTTTTGCTGAGAAACAAGGAAGTGCTGATGACGATGAAGTTCCTGAAACTCCTGAAGAACCTATAACAAAGCCTGGTGATATTTGGCAACTTGGCAAACATAGAATTATATGCGGTGATAGTACATCTCTTGAGACTTATGAAAAACTATTAAGTGATAAAAAGGTAGACCTATATTTAACAGATCCTCCTTATAACGTAGACTATGTTGGAAAAACAAAGGATGCACTTAAAATACAAAACGATAAACAAAGCGATGAGCAATTCCAAGAATTTTTAAAACAAGCATTTACAAACTCTACAAACTATTTAAAATTAGGCGGATCTTTCTATATATGGCATTCTGATAGTGAAGGATTACTATTCAGATTAGCTGTAAACGACTCAAATCTAAAATTAAGGCAAACTCTTATATGGTCTAAAAATAGTATGGTTATGGGCAGACAAGACTATCAATGGCAGCATGAACCTTGTCTATATGGTTGGAAAGAGGGTGCGTCACATACCTGGTACTCTGATCGTAAGCAAACCACTATTTTAAACTTTGACAGGCCAACCTCATCTAAACTTCATCCAACTATGAAACCTGTTAATTTATTGTCCTATCTGATAAATAACTCAACAAAGCAAGAGGATATAGTATTAGACTCATTTTTAGGATCAGGCAGTACTTTAATAGCCTGTGAAAAACTACAACGTATATGTTATGGAATAGAACTAGACCCTAAATATTGTGATGTTATAGTAAAAAGATGGGAACAATGGGCAAACGCAAAAGCGACAAAAATATGAACAAGTCACAATCTAGCCACAAAGCAGTGGGTAGACCTCGAGTAAAAATAGATTTAGATATATTAGGAAATTTAGCCTCGATTGGTTGCACTCAAGAGGAAATAGCAAGTGTAGTTGGTGTATCTGCTAGAACACTACAACGTAATTTTGCCGAAATAATAGACAGGTTTAAAAACAAGGGTAAGGCTAGTCTTAGAAAAAAAATGTGGGATAAGGCTATTAAAAAAGATAATACCCATATGCAAATATGGTTATCTAAAAATGAATTAGGTATGAAAGATAGATCTGTAAATGAAACTATTACTGAGCCTTTACCACTTATAATTGAAGCTGACTCCGAGATCATAGATGGCTAAAAAAAAAGGTAATCTCTATGGTCAAACTGTTGTTTATGAAAAAACTTCTAAAGGCACTAGTATAGGCAGAAGGCCAAACACCAGTACAATGAATAAGCATAAACGTAGAACTTGGAAAAAGTATAGAGGGCAAGGAAAATGAAAGTTTTGGTTGCGTGTGAATTTTCAGGAATTGTTAGAAATGCTTTTGCTGCTAAAGGTCATGATGCTTGGAGTTGTGATATACTACCTACTGAAAGCTCAGGTAATCATATTCAAGATGATGTATTAAATCATTTAAATAAAGGTTGGGATCTTATGATTGCTCATCCTCCTTGCACTTATTTATCAAATGCAGGGATAGCTTGGTTTAATGAAAAAAAATATGGTGATAAGGCAAAGCTCAGGAAAAAACTAAGAATTGAAGCTTTGGAGTTTGTAAAAAAATTTTACTATAATAACATACCAAAGGTTTGTATTGAAAATCCAGTTGGTTATTTAAATAATAATTGGAAAAAACCATCCCAAATTATTCAACCTTATTATTTTGGCGATACTGAATCTAAAAGAACCTGTTTATGGTTTAAAAATTTAGAGCCACTAAAACATACAAAATTAGTAAAGCCTAAAATATATGGATATTATAAATCAGGTAAAAAAAAAGGTAAGCCTATTTATAAAAACGATTGGCAACAATGGAGTGAAGATAGAGGTAAGATACGATCTAAATTTTTTCAAGGTGTTGCTAATGCTATGGCAGATCAATGGGGTTGAAATGAAACGATCTAACTTTTATCCAAATGGTGAGTTTATACCCTACCAAATGCCTCAGGATTTTAGACCATCACAAGGTAGAGGTAGCTGTGGTAATTGCGGTATGTTCTCTCAACGTCATATGTTTTGCGGAGTCTATCGTACTAAAGGAGTCAAAGATACTTACGTCTGCAACAAGTGGCGACCTAGATATTTTAAAAGATGAAATATCTATATATCCTTTTGTTATCTGCGTCAGTAGAGGGATATTATACAATAAAATTAGATAGAGATCATAATTATACCTGTTTTGATCAAGCTGATCTTTGGATTGAAAACAATGCTACTCATACTTGGGAGGGTCAACAAGGCTACTACTTAAACAGGTCAGGTAAAAAAGAATTAGTTTTTGGTGCGTATTGTGATAATAAGTAAACATGGCTAAATATAGAGGTAGATCAGTAAAGCTAAATAAAGTCCAACGTGGTGATGTAAAAAAATTTAAAGTTTTTGTTAGGAATAAAAGAACTGGCAGAGTTCAAAAGGTTAACTTTGGTCAAAAGGGTATGAGTATAGGCAGAAACGATCTTGCTAGACGTAGAAGTTTTTTTGCGAGGTTTAGACCCATATTAGCAAAAGTAAGAGGTCAAAAGAGTTTATCACCTGCTTTTTTGGGCTATGAGAACTTGGCAAAAAGGTTTCAAGCTATGACAAAGCGACTTGACTTATCCTCTGAAACTGGAGTGCAGCTACCTGCTAAAAATTTAATTACGATTATCGGTGCTTGTCTTGTTGGTGCGTGGTTTGGTTTTTCCGTTATTGAACGCATAAATATTCTTGAGACTCAAAACAAACTCAGTTCTAAAGACATAGAGATGAACACTAAGTTTAGAATTAAGTGGCCTTTAGGTGAGCTTGGTAGTTTACCAGCTGACTCAGAGCAGTTCCTCCTTATCGAGGATCTAATAAAGGATGTTGAAAAAATACAATCGCAAATGGAGTCTATGATGCACAATAAAGTTAATATACAAAGGTTGCAAAAAGATGTAGATAAAATTATGGAGCAATTAGAAGTGGTAAAAGATAAAGTTAGAGCAAATGGTGGTCACAAATGATCGAAACTGTGGTGGCACTTTTAATGATGCTTAAAGGGGATATAGTAGAACACACTTATAAAGAAAAAATGAGTGATTGCCTTAAGTCAAAACGAATTGCTGAGAGAGAGGTTCGACCTGACAGAGTTCAGTTCTCTTGTAAAAAAATAAAGGCTCAAACAGAGATTTATATGGGAGCTAAAAAAATTGTTAAGATTGTTACTTTAAGCAAGTAATTTATTTTATGAGTAAATATGAAATATATATTAATTATTATTATGTGTTCAGGATATCAGGGTATGTGCCTCGACCCTTATGCATTCACAACAAAGTATGAAGACGTTTACTCATGTCTTATGGATGGTTATCAAAAGTCTATTGAAAAAACAGAAGAGTTAGGCAAAGAGGAAGTTAATAAACATAAAATATTTATTAAGTTTGATTGTTATGAAGATAAAACTTACAAGTCCGCAGTATCAAGTCAGTCATTCCAACAAGCGATTCAGAGTTCTTATAAGTGGTCGAAGGTTTGGTAAAACCTTTTTAACTATAGTTGAAATGATGAAACAGGCAGCTATACCAAATCAAATCATATGGTATGTTGCACCAACCTTTAAAATGGCAAAAGAAATATGCTGGAGTGATCTTAAACAAACTTTAGCAAAATATAATTGGATTGAGGATATAAACGAAACAACCCTTACTATTAGAATTAGAAAAACAAATAGTATTATATCACTAAAAGGTGCTGAGAACTTTGATAGCTTACGAGGAACAGGTCTAAATTTTTTAGTATTAGATGAGTTTGCTGATATAGATAAACGCACTTGGTTTGAGGTATTACGAGCTTCTTGTTCTGATAAAGAGGCAAAGGTTTTATTTACAGGAACTCCGAGAGGCTTTGGTAATTGGAGCTATAAACTTTATCTTAAAGGAAAGCAAGATCCTGAGTGGGATTCTTTTCAATATACAACTTTACAAGGTGGAATGGTTACAAAACAAGAATTAGAACAAGCAAAACAAGATGTGGATATTAGAACCTTTAGACAAGAGTTTGAGGGAACTTTTGAGAATTACGCAGGAGCTGTCTATTATAACTTCCACCCTGTAGAAAGTGTTGTTGATTATAAAATAGATTGGAAAAAACCCTTACATATTGGAATGGATTTCAACGTAGATCCGATGTCGTGTGCTGTAGCTCAAATTGATAGAGATAGAATATATTTTGCAGATGAGATAATAATTTACTCATCAAACACAGATGAAATGTGCCAAGAGATAAGAGATAGATATGGTTCAAAAGCACAGATATTTATATATCCTGATCCAGCTTGTAGACAACGTAAAACAAGTGCAGGTGGCAGAACAGACTTATCCATATTACAAAATGCAGGTTTTACAGTTAAGGCAAAACTAAAACATACTGCTGTACGAGACAGAGTTAACAATGTAAATTCAAGACTTAAGGATTCTAATGGGCATAGAAATATTTTTGTTAGCAAATCTTGTAAAACTATTATAAAAGGATTACAACGACAGGTATATAAGGAAAACACTAATATTCCTGATAAAGAGGAAGGTTTCGATCATATGAATGATGCGGTTGGTTATCTCATCGATTATGTAAAACCTTTAACTTTAAAAAGTCCTATTAGTGATCCGCAACGATGGAATATAAAAGGTAAACATGGCTTACAGCAAAGACGAGGCTCTCGATACTCATAAAGATTTTAAAGAAACTATAAATTTATGGGAGTATTATATTAGAAGTTATAATGGTGGCTATGACTATACAATAGGTCAATATTTAAACAGATACAATTTAGAATTAGATAACGAGTTCAATCAAAGGCTTGGAAACACTCCATGCGATAACCATTGTAAAAATATTATACAAATATATTCATCGTTTCTATTTAGAGTTAAACCATCTAGAAATTTTGGATCTATGATCAATGAACCTAGTTTAGAATCATTCTTAAAAGATGCTGACCTAGAGGGAAACAATTTTAATAGTGTTATCAAACAAGCTCAAAACTATTCATCTATCTATGGTCATTGTTTTATGATTTTAGATAAACCAAATATACAAACAAGAACAAGGGCAGACGAACTAAACCAAGAAATAAGACCTTACCTTTCAATAGTTACACCTGAAAACGTTTTTAGATTGGAACTTTAAAAGGGAAGTCAATGGCAAGTATTATTTAGATTATTTAAAAATACGTGAGGAGGTTGATAAGGATGGAGGAACATACTTTAGAATATGGTATCCTGATAGAATAGATACACTCTATCAAAAAGATCAATTAGAACCTCAAGTTATAGATACTGCCGATAACCTGATTGGCAAAATACCANCAGTTATTTTATACAATTCCAAATCACACAAACGTGGAATTGGCCAGTCAGACCTTACTGACATTGCAGACTTACAAAAAGCTATTTACAACGAATACTCAGAAATAGAACAACTTATTAGATTAACAAACCACCCATCATTAGTAAAATCTCCTAGTGTAAATGCTAGTGCAGGTGCAGGG